AGTAAAACCAAGAGTAAAACAGGTTTTATTTTTTACAGCAAGCTGGTGTGGCCCGTGTCAGCAATGGAAAAAAACAGAGTTAGCAAAATTTAAAACTAATCCTAAATGGAAAATATCAGAAAAAGCAGACGCGATGATAAGGATTGTAGATATTGACAAGCCATCAAACAAGCAGCTTATGTTTAGTAAGAAAACAAGATCAGTTCCAGAGTTTGTTTTGCTTGTAAATGGAAAGTATGATTCTCATAAAGTGGGTTTTCAGTCTGCGGAAACCATAGGAAATATGTATAATAAGAAGTAGTGTTTACGCCCTTCGCTAGAGGGGGTTTTTAAAAATTTTAATTTGGAGTATGTTATGGATAAATTGAAGTCTTTGGGTAAGTCTCGTAGGTTCTGGGTTTCGGCAATTGGTCTTGCCGCTGTTGTTGCTTCTGATCTTTTTGGAGTGGAATTGAATCAGGAGCAGCTACTTGGTATCGTTACCATCGTTGCAGCTTGGGTTATTGGTGATACGGTTAGAGAAACTAAATAATAGGAATGTAAAATGGGTGAACTTAGTACAGTACAGTTAATTTTTATTGGTATAGGTATCCTTATAGCAGTCCCAGCTTTGCTGGATATGTTTAAAGGGTTGTCTATTCCTTCTCTAAATAGTTCTGCCAAGAAGGCAAAACTATCTTCTACGGTTGTCCAGTGGGAGGCTCTTTACAATTCATGTAAAGATTTGTGCCTTATGGACGCTTGTAAAAAGCTTGATGAGACGTTTCCTTTGCTTGTAGAAAGAGATAAAAATTGTTTACAAAAGGAGGATGAAATTGAAATCCTCAACGATTAGAACTGCTCTAGGTTTGCTTGTTGTTCTTGTTGGTTTATTTTTGCCTCAAATTCAGGAATGGATTCCTGATTTGATCCCAGACAATCCTAAACCCACTATAACCATAGAAGAACCTACGCAGGAAATAAAAGATAAAACACTAAAGGTTGCAGAAAAAGTTACCGATACTAAGGATAGGCTTGAGCTTTGCGTTTTTAATAAAGTGTTTTCAGAAAGGATTTTACAATATGACACTGATGTTCAGCAGGTAAACGACATTTATACCGAGTCTGGAAAAATACTATTTAAAGATTCCCTAAAGGGTAAGTACGATGGATACGGTTCGGGCGTTATATCTTTAATATCAGAAATTACAGGAGTCGAAAATCATGAATTAACGCAGTCAGAAAAGCAGCAAATTAGCCAAGTGTTTTCTGGACTCGCTTGGAACCTGTCTCAATGAAAGTAAAGATAACATTTATAATATTAAAAAAAGACAATAACATAAGTGTAACAAACGATTCACACTTAAAAGTTTATCTTAGTGACGAATATTTGTTTCCCAGTAAATATATATCTACAAAAAATGAGTATGATACACTTAAAGAAATCTCAGAACATCATTTAAATATTGATTTTGATTGGATTAAAAAAGATCTTTTCAGTTTTGAGGTCTTGAATAATCAGGAATGTGAGGTAATATACCTAGCGCGTCTTCCTCAAATAAACGAAGCAGAAAAAACCGGATCTTTTTACACCCTGTCAGAACTTTCAGACATAGGAATTGAATTAAAGTCAAATTATGAAAGAGCAATTTTCAAACGAGGAAAATCACCTGTCGGATGGTAATCCTATATGCCAGCTTTTAGTTTACACAGAAGAAGATGGCAACATATATTTTACATGTGACTGGGAAAATTCGGATGACGCCATAACATCCATAGGCGCTATGTTATATCGCCTTTCAGAAGGTGAATTGATAGAAGAAATTATGGATAATTTGAAGTCGCAATGCGTATTAGAAGATAGAGAAAAAGACTACGAAAAGATATCTAATCTGTACAACAACTTAAAGTCGCTAAAGCGGTCTGTAGAGGAGTTGTCAGAGGATAGCGTAGTGGTCAACCCGATAGATGCAACTACCTTTTAATCCTACGAGGCTATTATGTCAGGTCACAAAAAAATAGCTTGGGAAAGCTGGAACGCTAAAGTTGATATTATTTCTTCCATAGAACCTATGCAACAAATGGAAGAAGAGGAGTATGAAGTAGATCAGTTATCCCAATTCCCAATAGATCCCGGCTTTATTTTAGAACAACAAAGAGTGTTATATACTCCTATAGGCCCATATCCAGAAGAATCAATGCTAAAACCTTCTGATAGATGGGACTGCTGGATCGGATATACTAATTTTCCAGTAACAAATAACATTTCTAAAATTTTAAACAAAGAAGTAGAAGGTATTGAAGCTTTAAAAATACTGGGAAAATATTCTTTTTTCATAGGTGTCGCAAAACTATTTGATATATCTGATGTTAGAAAGTCTATAGAGGAAAATCTTTGTATTTATACAGAAAGCGAAGTACTATCAGATGAAGAAACTCAAGAAACCGTAGACTTGGTAAAGGATCAACTTAAAAATAATAAATTTTGGTCTATTTTAGTTTCCCCGGAGGGAAAGGTTGAATATATAGTTTCTGACTGCATGGACAGATTGTATTTAGATGGTCTAAATAATTTGATTGAACGTAAGAACAAGATTGGTGGCATCATACTTAGGAGCCAAGATGGATAAAGATATTGAAAACTACTTGAAGGACAAGAATATTCTTAATATTATGAACAAGGTTTCATTTCCCTACAAAAATAATATTGATCATGATGAAATTGACTCTATAAAAATGGATATTTTATGGAGTTGTATAAAAAAATATGATTCTACTAGAGGATCTAAGTTTACTTCATATCTCTATCAACAGCTTTCTTTCGCTTTCAGAAGTAGAGTCAAGAAGAAAAAAAGAGAGTATTCTAGTGATTACGTAGAAGATAATACACCATGCTTAAAAACTCAGTCGGATATGAATTGTTATGATATTTTAGAAGGATTGCCGCAAGACATTTCATATATCATAAAGCAAAGATTTATGGAAAACATGACCATGAAAGAAATAGGAAGCGCTAATGGTTATAGCAGAGAAACCGCCAGAAGAAAACTCTTAAAAGCAGTAAAAATATGTAGAGAAAAAAACAAGATTCAAATATGATTTGTGTATATAAACTTGGACTCGGACTAATAGTGTAGGATACATGGAAAATATAAATATTTATAACACGGAGAATGTTTAATGCCTGTTTCTACACAAGCTGACTATCTTAAAAACACGACTGGCGGAGCGTATGTCGCCCAAAAAGAAGGTGGTACTGTTCTAGGTAATACTACCACAGGTGCAGTAATTACTAAATCTTTGTCTCTTCTGGATAATGGCGCTCCTTTTACCGCCACTCTACCTTCCGAAAGAGCTAATGGATTGGTTGCTAATCAGAAGGTTCTTTCTGGTGGTACTTTCGCTTATTCTGTTGCCGGTCAATATGTTATTCGTACAATTAGCAGCACTTTGTCCGGGGTTGCTAGTACCACTATGCTTATACCTTCGCGAGCTATTGATTCTACTCCTCCGATTGCTAAGTTTAGACATGACTTTGGTGCAGATACAACCAGCCTTATGAGAAAAAATCGTTTCTCGCGCGTTGGTTATCTAAACAACGGAAATAAACTCACCTCAAGAAGATTGTGGCTTAACGCTGCTGGAACGGCTGCTGCTGTTCCTTCGACCTTGACTGGGGGTTTTATGTATGATATCGCTGACGGTAATGCTACTAATATGGCTGCTGACAGCGCAGCAGAGCCTAGCCGCGCTGTTCCGGGTGAGCTTGTAATGAAGGTTGACTTCGTTACTCTTACTGTTGCTTCTGGCGGTGACTTCTTCGACTACAAACCAATTACTGGTATGTAGAAAATAGTTAAGGTTGGTTTTAACCGAGGGGCGGGGTGTGTCTCGCCCCTCTTTTTATATACATAGAGGAAACTATCATGAGCGAAGCATGGAGTTTGACAAGAGATATAGCAGAAGTTATAGGAATGTTTTTAGTTCCAGTTATGGCTTGGGTCATGTACACTATATTAAGTCACGGAAAACAAATTATAATTCTGGAGGAAAAGGTGAACGATTCCCTAAACAGAAGAATGGCATCCATAGAAGAAAAAGTAGTTGGGATGGAAAGTAAAATAGAAAACAAGATAGATGGTCTTGAAAAAAATGTGGTAGAGTGTAAAATAGCTATCAACAATAACGCCAGCAATCTTAACTCTATAGGTAACTCTATATCAAATAAGTTTGATACTTTGATAGATAAAATTGAGGATATTAGATGAGCATAAAGTCTGTAATCATCAGAGAAATAATGGAAGAATTTGGAGTTACCCAAGAAATGGTAGACAAAGTAAAATCTGTTATTGATAATATTGATGTACAGAAATTTGATAACAGGACTATAATAAGCATAAAGACTAAGAATATATCAGTAGTTATAGATAAGGAATAGTTATGCCAACAGGTTTAGGCGGTGAAGTAATATGGTTGTGTCCGTCACTAGATGATAGCCCAAACGACTTGTCTGGGAACGGAAACAATGGCACTTATGTAAACGGAACGGCCACTGTTGCGGATTCCGACCCCACTTACGGGGGTAGTCGTGCGTATAACTTTGATGGGACAGACTCTTACATTGACATACAAGGGCTGACGGGGCAGTACACAACCGGTGGTAGTCACTCAACGTCCGTCTGGGTATATCAAGACACCGTGAGGGACCAGTTTTACTTCATGCGGTA